GTATCGCCACACACATAAATTCCATCCGCTAAATTTTCCTCGATAACCTGTCCATCTCCCTTACCTTTGCCATCCAAACTGGCTTCCAGTGGTATCGTCGGATGGATAGCGGCGGTCGTGATGTTTAGTTTGGCCTCAATGCCTAGCCGCTTACAGCCTTCCGTGAGGACAGTTTCTTCAAGGCGATCCCCCCACCCAGTGGCTTCATTGCCTTCCCAGGTATCCTCTTCACCGGCGATATAGCCACGAACTTTTCTTAAAGTTTCATTCGGCGTTTGCCAGGGACTATGCCCCATAATTGCCGGCAACAAACTACATGATGGCTTTTTATTGTCAGTAATCTTACCAACCATTATTTATTCTCCTTTTTCAATTTTAAATTTTCTTTATTTTCGTCACGCAGTACATCAGTGATAACATTTTTTAACTTACTTTGTATTTGATGAATTCGGCGCGTTTGACAGCGAAATTGAGCCGTTTTCAATTCGCGTCGTAATGCGGTATAATCCGCATGTTGAAAAAGATTCATTACAGAACACCTAGCATTGCAGATAATATAATAGTCCACGCATACAAACCAAATAGCAATCCTGCTAAAACTACCCCTTCCAAAATCATTTTCTTCATTTTATTTTACTCCTTTAGATTGATTTTCGATCCTGTCAATGATTGCTTTAACCTGTTGAGGATGCCAGATCGGAGCGCCAAACACAGGCTTGCGCTTGTCAATTTTAGCTTGACGCGAGGGCGTTTCGATTAGCCTGTCAGTTAACTCGACGGCGATGGCACGCAAAGATGTCATTCCCAATTCTCGTGATTTTTCAATAATTGGATAAATTCTCTTGGCATGGGTCATAGCATTAGCGCTAACTTTTTCATAACCTTTAGCCTGGACAGTTTGCCAATCTTTGGAACCTAATTTTTTTAGGCGTTTGCCAGTTTTAGTTTCATGGTAGCCGTTTTTTTCAATATGAGATTTCATTACAGCCTGTGCAGCAATTACACGCGTTCTAATCATGTCGCGTTCGTAACCGGCTAACATGGCCAGCATCTGCACTTTAATTTTGTCGTCACTGGAAAACATATCCGGCGCATCAGCCGCAATAAATTCAATGTTGCTCTCCAATAACATGTTAATAAAATACGGCGAACGCGATAACCGGTCGAGCTTGGCAACGACAAGCACAGCATTTTTACGAGCGCATAAAGCTAATGCAGCTTCTAGCTGTGGCCGATTGTTGTTTGCGCCACTTTCAACTTCAGTGTATTCGTTAAGTATTTCAAATTGATGGTTAGTAGTAAATTCAAAACAGGTTTGTTTTTGTGCGTCAATACCTATGCCATCAGCACCCTGCTTAACGGTTGAAACACGGTAATACAAAACAACTTTTCTGCGAACTAGAGATTCGTAAACACGTATTTGTTTTCTGTTCATCATTTATACCTTTTTTAGTTCATTTCACAAACTTGTTTCAAAGCTAATTTTTTTGCTTTTTCAATTTGTTTTTTTGTTAATTTTTCTATCGATTGAGAGATTAAATCCAACACTTTCTGTGAATCTTTCTCTGTTGGTGCAGTTATAGCCAATGTTAGACCAGTTACAACTGCGTCAAAATCGTTTTTAATTTCTTGTGTAATCATTTTTATTTCCTTTTATGTTATTTGTACATTTTGTGTCCCTTGTAATATATACAATATAATGCTAACAATTGTCAAGAACTAAATAAAATAGCTGGAAATTACAATTGAAAACGTCTCAAAAACAAAATAAGTTACCTTTTTTTATTAGACTTAAAGCACAGTTGATGTTTCGACTGCGCGAAATATCTTCATATGAAGGCACAACAATCACACAAATAATTGAAGACGCGCTTGACGAGCATTTACCAAACAGGGATCGGGGGCATAAATTCCAAGTAAAAAAATGGTTGGTGTGGAAAAAAAATGATGAACAAAAATAAATATCGTGCGGTGAAGACTGAAGTCGACGGCATAGTTTTTGACAGCAAAAGAGAAGCAGCGCGCTATATGGAACTCATGCTTCTTCAAAGGGCTGGCGAAATCAGTCACCTTGAGTTACAGCCTGTTTATGAATGCGTTGTTAATGGTAAAAAGATATGTACTTACCGTGCGGATTTTAGATATTTTACTAAACTAGGAAATATAGTTGAGGATGTTAAAGGCGTAAAAACTCCAATTTACAGATTGAAAAAAAAACTTGTTGAAGCTCTCTACGCTGGTGTCACAATCCAGGAAATAAAATAGATGACTGATTTTTTTCATCAATCAGCAAAAGGACCACCAAAAAGAAGCGGGTGGGAAAATCAAAAAGAAACAACTGACGATTATCGCGAAAATTGGGACAGAATTTTTAAAAAAAAGGGCAATAAATGTGTTGGAAATGTGGCGGTAAAAAAGAAGTTACTAGACCAAAAATAATAAAAACGATGATTGTAAAACGCCCTTTCATGTCAGACACTGGGGTGCGTT